GTGAAGACAATGAATGGATAAACAGGTGGTTGGGAAGCGAAGACTTATCTGAAAAATCCCAAGCAGAAGTGGATCATACGGAGAGAGATTATAGACTACCCAATAAGGTTGCTAGGGTCAAACTTCCAGACAGGATTCTCAGAACCGCAGGCGATAGAACTGTTGATGAGAGTGTAGTACCTTATGCTAGATCTAAGGGATTCACATTTGAGGCAACAGGTCTTCTACCTGGTTCCACGGTATACGCAATCCTAGATAATACCTTGGTGGGTGCTTCAGGCACTGGTTACGCAGTTAGTAGTCAGGGTGGTGTTTCAGGACACATCGAAGTTGATAACTCATTCCTATCTGGACCAATAAGTTTCAGAGTGTCGGACAGCAATACCAACACGTTAAGTTCTACAAACACAGCAGCCGATTGTAAGTTCTACTCTCAGGGACTGCTGGATACTAGGAATTCTACAATCGTTTCTACTAGGACACCTCAGGCGAGGAGAAAGTCCGTTGCCAGTGAGAGTGTAATTGATGGTCCGTTCTTAAATGTAGTCGACGGCAATTTCTCTTCTGTACAAAACGGTTTAGACCCATTAGCACAAGAGATTTCGGTAGATGCTGGCACATTCCCCCAAGGAGTGTTCTTGAGAAGTATTGACCTATTCTTCAATCAGGTTGATCCTAACGTACCAGTGAACATTCATATTAGACCGATGATAAATGGTGCTCCACATGATTTCTTAGTCCTACCAGACTCCGAAATCACTGTAAAACCCACGGTTGTTGGAGATGGACCTCAGTTCTCACAGAATACGAACTTTAAGTTCAAAAACCCCGTATTCCTACCACCTGGTAACTGGGCAGTGTGCATAAGCAGTAACAGTGCCGATAACATATTATTCTTATCTGAGATAGGTGGTATATGGTTAGATTCTAACGGAGCACAGAATACCGACTCCTATGAGGTAACCGGTGCTAACGGGAATGGTATCAGACTGAAGGGTATCCTTAAACCCCTGAACAACGGCAGCAGAACCAAAGAATCTGGTCAGAACCTAATGATGGGCATAAACAGATGTCAATTCGTCGGTGGGGCATCCGAAGCACCAGATAGAACGGCATCATTCAATCTCACCATACCATCCGGTAGCACTGGAGCAGGACTGATTGCCAATGTTATATCTAACAAGCAGTTGTTCACCGATTCTGATATTAGACCGACATACAACCTACAGATGGGCAATCAATCGTATAACGGTGTGGTTCCCAATAAAGATATTGTTCTAGATCAAAGGCATTTCGTGAATTCATCTTCACAGCAAAGTCTAGACGTTATATTTGGTTCCACCACAACCAACAATGTGTCTCCTGTGGTAGACATGGACAGGTTGGGTCTACTGATAGCGGACAGTGCTCTTAGAGCATCTATGACGCCGGGTGATACTGGTTTCAGGGTAGGAGAGACACAGAATAATTCCTCAGCCGCTAGAACCTATGCCAGATATGTCAGCAAGAAGATTACCTTCGGGAATTCTATTGCAGACGACATCAGGGTCTTCCTAGATGTTGCACCAAATGAAGGGAATGTCAAAGTGTTTGTTAAATTGGGAACTTCTGGAGAAGATTTCGATGACTTGGATTACGTCCAACTATATAATGATGGGGACAGCAGTTCGGAATCTGAGTGGTTCGATTCGGGAAGTCAACTACTTACAAGTTATTCCTTCAAACCAGCAGCGGGGACTTCGATAGGAGAATTCTCCTCTTATGCAGTAAAGATTGTAATCAGCAAGAGTCAATCTACAATCACAGAAGACAAGTTGCCAATCATTAAAGATTTGAGAGCGATAGCTATCAAGAACTGATATAAATAACTTAGCAGGATAAGATATACATGGGAACATCAACTACAACACCACCTTCAGGAACTACGGCAGATCCAGTACCTAGTCTGTATCTATCTGATACTTTCTATACTTGGTTTAATACCACCAATGATGTAATCAACAAAGTCAACCCAATAGAGGTCTATACTTTAGCGGCTGCCACAGGTGGTTACAACTCCAACTCCATAGCAGCAGCATATGGAAGCACCACTGGTATTGGTGGTGTCACTATAGATGACTTGGGTAACGGCAACTTTAAACTAGGGTATGTCATCCCAGAGAAAATTACGGGTGGTCATACATTTTATGGTCATATTGACTTCAAGAAGGGTCCATCTGGTCACATCGCAAACAGTTTCTGCGGTAGGACGGGTGAAATCGTTGGTGTTAACACCGTAAGTGGTAGACTGCCAGTAGTCTCTGGTGGAACTGGCAATATTACCGGTTGTGTCATTCAAATCAATGGTATTCTTGCAACAGAAGGTGGCACTATCGCAATCACCGCTGGTGATATCGAGGGTTCACTAGCGAGCAGCACCGGTCCTGCGGGATTCATCATTACCGCTACTGGCGGTTTCGAGATGGATGCTCAGACTAAACTATTCGATGGAATCCCAGATAGTCTTCAGGGAACAGATACACAATACCAAAACGCACTTCTAGTTCATGGTGCTTCTGGTGCTTCGACTGGTACTAGACCAGCAGTCGCCATTGGTGGACAGTCTTGTGACGCATCTTATGGTCTTTTGGTAGACGGTGGTGCTTGGTATGGTGGTCATCCTCAGGATGGTAGTGATAAGCACAGCGGTGGAATCAAACTAAAGGGCAACAACAAGGACAACTACTTCGATATCTCAGCGGTAGACAGCCTACATATTGGTGCTTGTGCTGACATCATCATGAATATCGACCACGTTGCCGATGGTTCTGCTGAATTCAAAGTTACCAAGTCCAGCACTGCTAATGGCACACCTGGTCAGATATCCAACCTGATGAGAGTCAACTCAAGCGGAGAGCTGTTCGTAGATAAAATTAGAGGTGTTGACGACTCTGCCACGATGATTACCCTGTCTGGTGGTACTGATGTCAAGATTAATAAGACACTTCACATCGCCGATTTTGTTAAAGATAATGGTGGACAGTCTAGTAATTCATATAGGCAGAACTCAGTTTCAGGCACAGATGCCTCAGGGTTCGTATTAAGACCAAATACAGCCGGTAAGATGGACTGGCAGAATGATTACGTTATTGATGATTCGGAAGCACCTAGCAGTGCTACTGGATACTCCGATGGTGCAGTGTGGTATCAGACCGGTGGTGGAGCGGCTGGTGGTGCTGGAACAGCGGTAGGAAATAAGACTCACCACGTAAGTATCACCAACAACACTAAAGTCTCATTAGAGAATATGACTTCGTTGGATTTGTTCCAACCAGTTCGACCAGGCATCACTTCTTTCGATAAGTGGCAGGGAGATGTCAATATTGGAAGCGGCAGAACATCTAAAGCAGAAAGAGGTTGGGATGTTTATGAGGTAGGGACAGACAGTAACGGCATCTTCACAGTCAAAAGACTCACTGCCAGACCTTACATAAACGGCGGTGCGGATGACCTAAGCGGTACTGGTTTGCTCCCAATAGGCCTCGATATGGCAGGTACGCATGCCTCGATAAAGATAAGTGGTCAGTTTGGTGTCGCCCAACCTTTAAGCAACCATAGTCATGACGAAATATCATCAATTGGGTCTAACTGGGCAATCCATGCATATGTAACTCAGTCTCCAGCCCCAATGTACTACAGTGGTGACGGTTGGTCGCACACCGACCCGGTTATCTATGATTTTTGTGAGTCACAGTCTGAGATAGGAACTGGTGTTAACTGGAGTTATACTCTTAAATCAGAAGTTCACCAGAGCAGATTGGACTTCCGAGAGAGAGACAACAATCAGTTGGGTAGACAACTAATTAGAGATGGGTCAGTCGAACTTGGCATCCCAATTGGGAGCAGCACTAACAATAGACTATTCATATGCGTTTCAGACGAGAGACCGTTAGCCGCAGGTTCGACAACTTGGGCCCCATCAACAGACAAATTCCAACTAGATGAAGTAATGATTGACGCATATTCTTTTGATGCTTAATAAATACTAGTGAATATAAAAGACTTAACGAGGATAATATAAATGGCAGGAAAAGATTTTGATACCGGTGGTGTTTTTAGGGACCCTCAAGGTAAGATATATATTAAGAACGTCATCGATATTGGTAGTGCTATCACCACCAAATCTGTTGCGTCGATATCTAGTGTAAATATAGATACTCTGACAACCGGCTCTTCTTTCAATGTAGGCACTGGTCCTAGTGGTGCAGGCAAGTCTGGTGATGGTTATTACCTGTCTAAGATGCTTATATCAGAAAGCCCAGTATCTTCAAGACAGTTGAAATTCAATCCCAAAGGGTCTGGTACTTCTACCACAAGATCAGCTACTGTATCCATTCCTGACCCCAGAACTGAGTTTGTTGTGGCATTCACCGCAGGTGCGTTCAGCGGTCAGGGGCATATAACGTCTGGAAGAGGATTCTCTCTAGATGAAACAGTTCAGGCATATGTCAATGGTACTACGTGGCTTGGTAGGGTTTCTTATGCAGACAATGTTACCGGATCTTATAATGAAGACTACGGCATAACTGGTGCTGTAGTAGGTTTTTATAACTGTGGACCCACATATGCTACTGGTGGTGCAACTGGTCCATGTGGTGGTCACAGTGGTGATACTGGACCCGGTATTAGTGGTTTATCTAGTGGTGCTTTCGGTTATCCTTTCACTGTTTACACGGTAATGTCACCCGACAATATCAGAAGTCAACTCCTGTTTGGAGGAAATAATACCGCTGGATTTAGTAGTGCACAGGAGTTGAACGACCCATCCATGGTAGAGTTTACATATGGAACAGGTCCTGCTGGTGCTACCCTGCCCAAGGGTTACATTATGAACACACTATCAGATAAAGCACAAGTTGTTAGGACTAATCATGAGTTATATGGTGCTGGTCAAGCTTCAGAATTCATCTCCTCAATGAAAGTACACTTGGTAACAGGTGCTACTCTGGTGTTGAGCACTACTGCTGGTTCATCTGGTGGTGGTTCTGGTGGTGCATCTGGACCAGGCATATTCCAAGAATTTGCTACAACCGCGTTGGAGACGGTGAACAACAACACAGACGCATTCTTTGAAATTCGCAATGAGCTTAACCAATTGGACTCAGTTCATAAATTGCTCTATGCTGGTCTGACTAACTGATTTAAGGTGATTATAGTATATGGCATATGGAAACAAGACAAGCGGTATATCTGGAGCGGTTTCAAAAAACCAAAGTGGAAGTAATTCTCAATTCCACTGGTTGAATAAGGTCTATGTCGCTAAAAGCAACCTGTTCGAAGAAATCAAAGCATCTTGGGTAGTGCAGTCTGGTAATTGGGTGAAATGGTATGACCCAGTGTTTGCGGTCGCTTTCTTCGCAGATAAAGCAGCCTCAGACGGCACACCAGGTAGTATATCCGGTAATGTACCTAAATGGAATGTTCCTGTAGGAACCAAAACGTTTTATGCTAGACTATTCGGGGCTGGTGGAAAAACATACACCCCTTGTCCTCAGAAACCAACCCACGGTGGACATGGTGGGTGCACCGACATACAAGTCAGGACAAGTGAATATAATGCTAATAACGACTATTTCGTAAAGACCGGAAACGATTTACATGTATGCGTAGGTGTGCAAGGTGGTATTGCCAATGTTGATGTGACCCATGGAAGTGGTGGATCAGTGTATGTCGGTGGGGGTGGAGGCGGTGGAGGAAGTTGGTTAGTACAAACTACAGACGCTTTTCAGGACTGGAGTGGAACTTGTCCAGCTGATTCTATAGGAGGTGGACAACGTGCACTTTATGGTCGTGGTGATCTTTTCGGTACACCAGAAGACAACTGGCCTGTAGCCTGGAGTAACCTTCAAAAAGCGGTCTACAACAATTTCTTAGCCTGCGCCGCAGGTGGTGGTGCTGGATCGGTGAATGCGGGTGCTAATGACCATGCCTGCAAGTGTGGTGCCGGGGATGTGGGATGCTATGGACCAAGAGGTGGTGACGGTGGAGGTGGTTACAACTTCTATGGATGCGGTACGGGATGGTGCGATCCTCCCGCTAGTCCTCAAGAATGCACGACATCCCAAGGATGTGGTAATTTCCAAGGTAAGGGTTCTGGTGTGAATCAAGGGGGCGTCGGGATTGGAGATGGGTCGAGAAATGGTCAGTTCTTCAGAGGTGCTGCCTCTAATAAGAATAGAGAAGCAGGTGGTGGAGGCTGGGGAGGCGGTGGAGCAGGAGAATATGGTGCAGGTGGCGGCGCTGGCAATATTAGACAAGGTGCTAACTGGGCTAATCCCAGTGACACGGGCATATATCAAAACCTACAACTAGGCAGAGCGAGAACCACTGAACCTGGTTGGGAACAAGGTGGTGGTAACTGGAATCGAGTAATACCTCAATGGGTCAGAACTGCTTATGGTTCTCAATATAATTTCGGCACTAGAGACAGCCATGGTCTGGTTATAATATCTTCAGAACCAATTAGTTGACATCGGGCAGTTATAAATAGTATAGACTAACAAAATAGGGATGCTAATATGTCGTCAGAAACACACATAGAAGGAACTTCAGAAGTTAACTTCGTAACAGATTATTTAAGACCTTTAAGTTGTGCACTCCTCAATCTGGACAGCAACTTCTTGCAATCTTATACCACGATGTATGCTATGGTAGAATCTTCATTCCAAGAAGAGAATCAGACTAAGATAGTTAGCGATGGTCAGTCTGGAGATGCTTTCTCACGACTTTTAGGTGCTAACGTTACTGAAATTTCGGACCAAATAGAACAAATGTCGGTTGCTATTGGATCTATCAGTGGAATCTTAAGACTGGCAGCAGATTCTGAAGCATTTTCTACTAATGCTATAAACTTAAGAGGTGCTGGTACTGGTGGTTGTGCTTGTTGAACAAGGTAAACAGGGAAATGTACAATGGCTAAACCCACGTCTAGACAAACTTTAAAAGATTATGCACTGAGGAGACTAGGTGCTCCTGTCATCGATATTAATGTCGACGACTCTCAGATGGAGGATGCTCTAGATGATGCTTTGCAATTTTTCGCTGAGTACCATTTCGATGGTGTTGAGAAGGTATACCTTAGTCATCAAATCACCTCAACAGACCAAACCAACAAATATCTAGATATGAATGCGATAGACAGCAATGTCATTAGTGTTATCAAGATGTTTAATGTTAACACCAATTCCATCAATATGTTTGATGTATCTTACCAGTTAGCACTGAATGACTTCTTCGGAACTTTCTCTACTGGGACTTTGACTAATTACACCATTACCAAACAGCATCTAGAAATGCTCGAAGACATACTGGACCCAGAAAAGAATGTAAGATTCAGCAGGGTAACCAATAAGTTATATGGAGATTTTGATTGGGAAAACGATGTAGATGCTGGAGACTATCTGGTAATAGAGGCATATAGTGTTCTAGACCCAGAAACATATACGGAAATTTACAACGATAGACTCTTGAAAAGGTATACTACTGCTCTCATAAAAAGAGCATGGGGTGCTAATTTATCTAAATTCGAGGGAATACAACTGCCTGGTGGAGTCCAGTTTAATGGACAGAGGATTCTGGAAGAAGCTATGTCGGAAATTGAGAAGATCGAAGAAGAGGTTCAGGATAAATACGAACTACCACCTGACTTCATGATGGGTTAAGGGAGGTGATTCTTGGCAACTAATTCTCATTTCAGACCTCAGAGGGATGAGCAGAAGATTATTGAAGATTTGTCTATAGAGGCTATTAAAATCTATGGGCATGACTTCGTTTATATACCCAGAACTCTGGTCAAGGAAGACGAATTATTCGGTGAAGATGTCCTGTCCACTTTCGATAATGGTGTGGAACTGGAAATGTACATTCAAAACATAGATGGTTTTGAAGGAGATGGAGACTTTGTCTCTAAGTTCGGTTTAGAGGTCAGAGATTCCATGAAATTGGTAGTCTCCAAGAAGAGATTTGAAGAAGAAGTATCACCTGTTGAATCTTCAATTAAATACCCAAGAGAGGGAGACTTAATTTTCTTCCCCATGACCAAAGGTCTCTTCGAGATTAAATTTGTAGAGCATGAAAATCCATTTTATCAACTCAACAAGTTATATACCTATTCTCTATCGTGCGAGCTGTTCCAATACGCACAAGAAGACCTCAACACTGGTTGGACAGACGTAGACAAGATAGAAACAGACAGATACGACTCTGTGGTACAGCTGACCACATCTGGTGGTGTAACCGGTACATTCTTGGTCGGAGAGTTTGTGTTTGATGGACCATCGTATGCTACATCTGTTAACACTGCAACCATCGTTAAATGGGATGGTTCAGTAATGCAGATAGCCGGACAATCAGGTGCTATAGGGACTACGGGAATCACTGGAAGCGATTCAAGTGCCTTCGCAGTAGTTGGTTCCACTGGTGCACCCAATACAACGATAATTGTACCACCTACCAACTTCACTGACAACAGGGACATTCAGGTAGAGGCTGACGATGTATTCGACTTCACTGATAAAGACCCATTCTCGGAGGGTAACTATTAATGTTTGAAGTCTTTTATAATCAGACTATTAGAAAGATGACTGTAGCCTTCGGTTCCATGTTCAACAATGTCTATGCAACTAGACTGAACTCCGATGGTACAACTGCAGCCCATGTTAGGGTTCCTCTAGGGTATGGACCAAAAGATAAATGGGTGAGAAGGCTAAGAGAGCAGAATCCTCTAGACGAAGATTCAAACGAGACTTCAATAACACTGCCCAGATTGAGCTTTGAAATGACATCTCTTACCTATGACCCAGATAGGAAGAAGAACACAATACAGAAAAGGTTTCTAAAAGGAACCCAGAACGAGAAGATAATGAGGAACTACGTAGAGGTTCCCTATGATATTGAGTTCAGTGTATCTGCCATGGTTAAATTCATGGAGGATGGTCTCAGCATTATGGAACAGATACTTCCCTACTTCACACCAGAGTTTACAGTTACTATCAACTTCAATGACATCAACCAAAAAGTAGATGTACCCATAGTTTTAAATTCTGTAAATGTTAATGAAGATTATGAAGGTGATTTTGATACTAGAAGGTTAATAACTTTCGACATGAACTTCACTGCTAAGACTCATGTATTTGGACCAATCAAGACCAGCTCTACAATTCAGAACGTTACTGCTACACTTCTTCAACCAGACTCATTCTACCACGACGGTACTTCTTTGGGTCTTTCAGGTACTAATGCAGCAATGTCCAAGGTATTGGTGGGTGTCACCGGTCCTTCTGGTTCCTCATCCGGTGTGGATAACTTCACCGCGTATACTACAGATGTAAGAGT